GGGATTTCGTACCCCGACAGAATCGCATGGATAAAGTTTTAAAAAGATCGGAAAAACGGAAAGTTATGATGGAGACGATATGAGTGCAAAACCTGAGGAAAAACGGAGATTATTGTGTCCCAGATGTGGGCAACATGATATCTGGCGGAATGGTACCAGCCGTGCGGGAAAACAGCAATATCGCTGCCGGCACTGCAACCGGGTATTCGTGACAGAACCGTATATCAGTAAATCTATAAAGGAGATAGCAGACAGAATGCTGTCTCAAAATATTGAGGTGCCAATCGCGGCTCGGATCCTGAAGGGGTATGTCTCCAGACGATGGTTGTACAGCAGGAGGGAGAAGGCGAATGGCTGATATCAGCGAGCTGGAGGCGTACCGCAATCAGGTGGCGTCCAGGATAGAGCAGGAAGAAGAGGTGAAAGAGCCATCAAAGCCCAAAGGTGGTGACGATGAACCGCCGATTGAATTTGTCCAGAAATGCTATATGGCCAACGAGGTGGGCGACAGCCTGCTCTACAATTATCGACACCGTGACCAATTTATATGCAATATCGTTTCCGGGAACTGGATGTACTACCAGGGCCCGCACTGGGAGATTGATTATCACAATAAAACCAAAGCCGCCTGCGAGGCAGTGGTAAAACAGTATCTACGGCTGCTGGATAAAATTGAAGAACAACTCGGGAAGCTCGGAACAGGAAAAGACTACGCCGATGACCGAAAAACTCTCAATTTTCAGAAAAAAAATTTACTGTTACGCATCGACCGCCTCCGCTCAGATCGTGGACGCAACAGCCTCCTCAATTGCGCGGTCTCAAACAGCGATCCCCTCACCGTTGTCCCTGATGTCCTGGATCAGCAACCATGGTTGTACCCATGTAAAAACGGGGTCATCGACCTCCGCACCGGTGAATTCCGCGACGGCAAGCCCTCAGACCTCCTCACAGTATCCTCACCCACCGAATGGCATGGCATCACAACGCCATGTCTACACTGGGAGACTTTCCTCCGGGAAATTTTCGACAATGACCAGGAGGTCATCGACTACCTGCAAAAAGTCATCGGCTACACCATCACCGGCCTGAAAAGTGAGCGACTTTTTAATGTGTTTTATGGTCCGCACGGCCAAAACGGGAAAGGCACCCTCATCGATGTCATCTACCGGATCATGGGGGTCATGGCCGCGCCGATTTCCTCGGAAATGTTGATGAGTCAGAAATTCGGCAAGTCGGCAAGCGCTCCATCGCCGGAAATCTTGGATCTCAAAGGCCGGCGCCTGATCTGGGCCTCGGAAACGGAAGAACGAAACTCGTTCGCCTCCGGAAAAATAAAATGGTTCAGCGGCGGCGACACCCTCACCGGACGCGGTGTCAGTGAAAAATTTCAGGTATCCTTCGACCCGACCCACGTTCTCTTTCTCATCTGTAATGATCGACCCAAGGCCCCGGCCAAAGACTCGGCATTCTGGGAGCGCATCAAGGTTTTTAATTTCCCCTTTTCCTTTGTCTCCGATCCGGATCCGAAAAAACCGCACCAGAAACAACGCGACGGCGACCTGCTTAAGAAACTCACCGCCGAATCGTCAGGGATCCTCGCCTGGATGGTGAGGGGTTGTAAAAAATGGCAGGCTGACGGCCACCTGATCCCGCCGCAAAAAATCAAGGACGACAGTCTTGATTACCGCAACCACGAGGATGACCTGCAGGAATTTATCGATACTAACTGCGTGATAGATTTTGAAGACGCGACTATCGAGAACCGCTGCAGCGCCAAAGAGCTCTATCAGCGTTTCCGCACCTGGTGGGAAGAAAACAACTCCAACCGCCCGATCAACCAGAAGAGTTTTTCCGACCAGCTCCAACTGAAAGGCTTCAAAAAATTAAAATCGAGTGGCAATTTTTACCAATTCATCCGCCTGACTTTGGCATTGGATGCATGATATGACCATTTTTCCGACTTATAACGTGGTTGTCCCTCCCAGCCTCCCACAATCATCCCTGTCTCAACCTCTGGTTTTGCTTGATAAAATTGCCATAATGGGAGGCTGGGAGGCTTTGCACGAGCCCCGCACACGCGCGGAAAAAAAGGAGAGAAGCATATTCTCTCACGCGCGTGCCTATATATTCCTCCCATCCTCCCATTATACTATAAAAGAAGAAAAAAGAAGAAGTAAGGTATTGGTTTCATTTGGTTTGTCGAATGGGAGGGAGTATGGGAGGATAGTGGGAGCGGCACTTTCATCCTCCCATTCCGAAATGAGGGGGCGGCGCGCATGATGAACCTGCTCGATCTCTATCAGGCCGATGCCCCAGGCAAGGTCTTTGCAGCGGCCGGAAACAAGGAATATCGCGGCCCCTGTCCACTCTGTGGCGGCACCGATCGCTTCGGCGTCTTCCCTCAACAGAACGACGGAGTCGGATCCTTCTTCTGTGGCCGGCAGAAAGGCGGCGGCAACGGCTGCGGCATCGGCGGCGACGCCATCTCCTATCTGCGCCAGGTGCGCAAGCTCACCTATCACCAGGCCTGCGATTTCCTTGGCATTGAGGCCAAGGGCAGCAATAAACGGTCAACCAAGTTCCGCTATCTTCCGGAAACACCTGCTTCCCGGCAGGAAATCTTTGTCCCGGAAGATAAAAAATTCCCCGCCGAGGTGGTTGATCCCCAACTTTGGCAAACCAAAGGCCAGGAGTTTGTCGAAAAATGCCATCAGGCATTGCAGAATCGCCCCATGTCGATCGTTTACCTGAAAAATAGGGGTATCGGCCCACAATCCATAAAAAAGCATAAATTGGGCTTTTGGGGCGGTGATGAGCGCAACGGCCTCGAATACCAGACCTCATACCGTCCCCGCACCGCCTGGGGCCTGTCAAAAGAGAAGAATGAGAACGGCAAGCCGCGCATGATGGCCCTGCCTGCAGGCCTGGTCATCCCTTATTTTGTCGATGGCCTCCTGCACCGGATCACGATCCGCCTGATCAAGCCGGACCCAAAGACGCCGAAGAAAAAATACCACTACGTCACCGGCTCCATCCGCGACCTGTGGCTCACCAACCCCACGGCCAAGGCTTTTGTAACCCACGAGGCGGAGCTGGACTGTATCGCCATCGAAGAGGCCGCCGGTGATCTGGTCGGCACCGTCGGTATCGGCTCCACCGGGGTGCGGCCGGATCTGTGCGCCGCCACCGCCTTGCAGCAATCGCTGTGCATCCTCGGAGGCCTCGATTTTGACGGCATAGGCAGCAAGGCCAGCCAGGCGGTCATCCAGTCCGGGGAGTGGTGGCAGGAAACCTACCAGCAATATCGCCGCTGGCCGGTACCGACCGGCAAGGATGCCGGGGAGTTCTTCCAGTCCGGCGGCAATCTGCGGTTGTGGATCATGGCCGGGTTACCTGATTTTTTGGTTCCTGCTCAGGACGGGATCGATACTCTGCTTTCTGCTGGGGATGATTTAAAAATTGAAATAGATCCCGGGATTTTTGGTCAAGCAGTTTTGGAAAACTACCCAGGGGCTGAAAACGTGCAGACCTCTGAGGATGTAGCCGTTGTCAGTGTCTCCGCCCCCCGCACGCAGGAAGCAACCGGCAATCAGCTACCGGCCTCCGATACCTCCAGTACCGCCAACGATCTGGCCGAACTCAAAGAACTGCTGCGCCAGTCGCGCGGCTATGTCCGCATCTTTGACGGCGGCGTCAATGTGGCCAAAGAGGTGCCGAAAAAATGGAGAGAGGAAAACTTCGCCGCCTCGGGGCGGATCAGCTGGCTGCTCAATAACTCGCTGGTGGTGGCGGACTGGGTAGGGAATGTGGGTGATGGGATGTATAAATCTGAAGATATAAGGTGCTGAAAATGAATAGAATTGCTCCAATATTTCAGCCTGGTATTTTTGACGAGCTCATCATCGACAACTTTGCCGGGGGTGGCGGTGCCAGTACCGGGATAGAAATGGCGCTCGGCCGCGCGGTCGATATCGCCATCAATCATGATGCTGAGGCGGTGGCGATGCACTTGGCCAACCATCCATACACCACTCATTATTGCGAGGATGTGTGGACAGTTGACCCCTGCCAGATAGTCAAGGGCCGCCCTGTCGGTCTGGCCTGGTTCTCCCCTGACTGCAAGCATTTTTCCAAGGCCAAGGGCGGTAAGCCGGTGGCCCGCAAGATCAGGGGTTTGGCCTGGGTCGTGGTACGCTATGCGCAGAAGGTGCGGCCCCGGGTGATCATGCTGGAGAATGTCGAGGAGTTTCAGGACTGGGGCCCGCTGGTCCATGTATGCGACGATGCCGGTCATAAAAAGATGGATGACGCAGGCCATGCGGTCATGATGCCGTGCGGCATCAACAAGGGGAAAACATTTTTTCTCTGGGTGTCGCGTCTGGAAAAACTCGGGTACCGGGTAGAGTGGAAGGAGCTGCGGGCCTGCGATTACGGAGCCCCGACCATCCGCAAGCGGTTGTTCCTGGTTGCCCGCTGTGACGGTTTGGCGATTGTCTGGCCGGATCCGACGCATGGGGATCCGAAAAGCGAGGCTGTGAAAAAAGGCAGGCTGCAGCCATGGCGCACGGCGGCGGATTGTATCGACTGGAGTATCCCGGCCCCGTCGATTTTTGAGCGGAAGAGGCCGCTGGCCGATGCCACTATGCGGCGGATCGCCAAAGGGATCGTGCGCTATGTGGTCAATAATCCGGATCCGTTTATCGTGCCGCTTACCCATCACGGAGAAAGGAAAGTAAATGATATAAATGAGCCTTTGCCAACGATAACGGCAGCACATCGTGGAGAACTGGCCTTGGTGGTGCCGGTCTTCACCGAACACGCCAATGCCTCTTCGCCCCGCTGTATGCCGGCCGATGAACCACTGCGGACAATCTGCGCTAACACCAAGGGCGGGCATCATGCCTTGATCGAGGCCTTTCTGTCCAAGCATTATACCGGGGTTGTCGGTTCCGACATGCAGGAGCCGATCGGCACAGTAACAAGTGTCGATCATCATTCCCTGGTGACGGCAAACCTCGTTCGTAATTTTGGCAAATCTACCGCTGCCGCCGTAAATGAACCGTCAAAAACAATCACCGGGAAGAGCAAGGACAGCGTTGTCACCGCCCACCTGGTCCGCCAGTTCGGGCAGAGCGTAGGATCCTCGCCAGTGGATCCGGTCGGGACGATCACCCCTGGCGGTCTCGGTAAAACCGGTCTGGTCACCTCGCATCTGGTGAAACTGCGCGGCACCTGCCGGGACGGCCAGGAGGTCACAAGACCGCTGCCGACCATCACCGCTTCCGGTACCCATGTCGGCGAGGTACGGGCCTTCCTCCTGAAATACCATGGATGCGCCACTGAACACGATATGCGTGAGCCTATCGGTACGGTTACCTCCCGCGATCGCTTCGGCCTGGTGACGGTAAAATGCGAAGAGTATCATATCGTGGATATCGGCCTGCGCATGCTGTCACCCAGGGAGCTGTTCCGGGCCCAGGGTTTTGACGACAGCTATGTCATCGATCCGATCTACAACGGCAAGCCGTTGACCAAGACGGCTCAGGTGCGGATGTGCGGCAACTCGGTCTCTCCCTATCCGGCGGCGGCGCTGGTCAGGGCTAATGTGCAAATTCAATCCGCCAGGATGGCGGTGTAAGGTGCGGAAAATGACAATGAAAATCGAACAGGTAAAAATAACCGACCTCGCCCCCTACGAGCGCAACAGCCGCACCCATAGTGATGAGCAGATAAGCCAGATCATGGCCAGTATCCGGGAATTTGGATTTACCAATCCGGTTTTGATCGATGGCGACAACCGGATCATTGCCGGTCATGGCCGGATGCTGGCCGCTGCCAAGATGGGTATCGATACCGTACCCTGCCTACGTTTTTCAAATCTTACCGATAGCCAGATCCGCGCCTATGTCATCGCCGACAATAAACTGGCCGAAAATGCGGGCTGGGATCGGGAATTGCTGCAACTGGAAATGGGAGAGTTACAGGAACTCGGTTTTGATCTGGATTTACTGGGCTTTACCAGGATGGATCTGAAAGACATCTTTGCCATTATTCCCGGTAACAATGGGTTGACTGATCCGGACTCTGTCCCAGATGTCCCGATGGATCCGGTGACAAATACAGGAGACGTCTGGCAGCTTGGCCATCACCGTCTGTTGTGTGGAGACTCCACCAAATTAGACGAAGTTCAATCGCTGATGGGGGGGGGTATTGCTGATATGGTTTTCACCGATCCTCCGTATAATGTCGGTTATCAAGGCGGGACCAAGGATAAGCTGACCATTAAAAATGACAAGATGACCTCGGAGAATTTTTATCTTTTTCTCCGTGATGCCTTTACTGCCGCCGCCGCTGTTGTTGCCCCAGGTGCTCCTATTTATGTCTGCCATTCAGATTCTGAAGGATTGAATTTCCGCAAGGCCATGATTGATTCAGGATTCCTGGCGAAGTCATTGCTGGTCTGGGTGAAAAATCACTTTAAGATGGGGCGTATGGATTATCACATGCGCCATGAGCCGATATTATATGGCTGGCGTGATGGTGCGGCCCATAAATGGTATGGCGGCCGCAAGCAGTCAACTGTTGTTGAGGAAATGCCTGGACTGCTGTTTCAGCAGGAAGAGGATGGTGTTGCTATCAGTTTCAGCGACGGGGTTCGGTCTGTAGCGGTAAAGGTCCCCTCGTATGAGGTGATAGCGGCCTCGGACGGGATGGATTCCAGCATCTGGAAGGTGGATAAACCGCGGAAAAGTGTAGAACATCCTACGATGAAGCCTGTCGAGATCCCCAGGCGTGCTATTGCCAATTCTTCCAAAAGTGGTGGCATCGTTTTTGAGCCGTTCATGGGGTCGGGATCGACTTTGATTGCCTGTGAAATGATAGGCCGTATCTGTTATGGCCTTGAACTTGATCCTAAATATTGCGATGTGATCGTTGCCCGCTGGGAGCAGTTCACTGGCCGCAAGGCCGAGCGGATTGCTTGCCATGGTAAAAAGGAGCTGGAACTCAATGGCTGAGCAATTGACTGACGAGGAGATCTCCATGCTCTCGCCTGCCTTAAAAGTTGAGCACACGATCCGCTATAATGCCAAGATCACATCAATGCAGGCGTATAACTCCGATCCGACGGTGGCAAATCGCAAAAATTGGGACGATGCCAGTGAAAAGCTGATTGCTTTTATCTCGCTGGTTAGAAAATCGGCACCATCGTCTCCTGAAACCTTCTCCTCCAAGAAAGAAGTCCTCGAGCACCTCCTTGCCGATGGCTGGCAGATCGGCCAGTCGCAGTTTTATGCCCACTGCCGGCAGATGCTGCTGCGGCCGGAAAAAGATGGACACTACTCGCTGAAGGCGGTCGAGAAATATGCCGCCATCAACCTGCGACGCACCGAGACCGGCCAGAAGGTCAATGACCGGCTGGACCGGATGCAGGAAGAGCGGATGGAGGTGGAGCTGGCCACGGCCAAGGTTAAGCTCACCCAGCAGGAGCATGATCTGGGGATCAAGCAGTCAAAGTTCATCCCCCGTGATGATTTCGAGTTGGCCATTGTCGGCCGGGCCGTGGCCTTCATGGCCCACCTCAACCACACCATCCAGTCCAGCGTCCCGGACTGGATTGATATTGTCTCCGGCGACCAGGCCCGCGCCGCCGATCTGGTGGCGGCTATCTCCGAGGCCGTGGAGCAACGAATGGGCGATTTCGCCGCTGATGTCGAATTTGATGTGATCCTGGAGGCGAATTGAATGAGCTCGCCGAGCAGTAAGCTATCAAGCCAGAACGAGTGTAAAATTTGTAGAGCCGATGGTGTGCAGCCATATAACGAATATTTATGGCCAACAGAGAGTTGGTGGGCTCGAGAATACCTTGATGATAGGGTCAATAGTTGCTGGCATTTCGGTATTGTCGCACTATCTGACGGACGGTTTTCAACTGAAGGAACTGTCTGGTCTATTGAGAAAAACAACTACGCTGGCCAACAATGTGTATTTATGACCAGAAAAGAGGCTATTCGTGTAGCTGCCGCCAGGATGATAAGAAAAGCTCGAGCTTCTAAACGGTGGCCAGACTCAGGACTTGGTGGCCTAAAAGGGAAGTATCTGGCTGAGGTGATAAATTGGGCGCGGAGCGTGTGCGCCAAAGAGACAGACCAGGAGGAACCAAAACCTATACAGGTAAAGGAGCCGCCACCTGTCCGGCGTAAGACTGGTTTTCCGTTGTTGGATTTCATCCCCCAAAATGGGGATTATTAAAAACCTAAAAAAAGGAGGAAGTGTGGTGAGTGAGAAAAATTTGCAAAACTGGACAGAAACCCATTCGATCTGGCATCGGATCACTGGGGAGGCTGATCAGCAATTGCCGGACAGTGACACCACCGTCCTGGTTTATGATGAAGATCTTGCGGATACGGTGATGGCTTCGCTTAATTTTGTGATGGGAGAGGGGAATGATGTTGACCATTTCTACTGGCTGGATGTGGCCACCGATCAGCGTCTGCCCAATCCTATCTGGTGGGCGGATGTGCCGTTCCCGGAAGATATTTAACGACCAAGATAAAATCATTAAGGAGGAGATTATGAAAGCAATATTCCATTATGAAAACTCGGACAATAATTCGGTGAGCAATGTTCATCGAATTATCAAGCTCGGAAAAGAGCGCGCAACCATCCATCACACCATGAAAGATGGCTATGCAATGTTCTACTGGTTTTCGATTTTTCATCATTCGTTTGGGTATCCCGACTGGGACATTCGAGAGTTGTGGGAGTATGTGGGGATCAAAGAGCCAGATGGCTGGCTGAAAATGTCACCGCGCAAAAAACTGGAAAAGTGCGCAACGATGGTCGAGACAGCCTATGAAAACGGCTATGACATCATTAAATTTGCAAGAGAGGTCAAAGAAAGACTTGAAGCAACTGGTCACGGTCGCCCTGGGCCTTTTTGACATGCCATCCCCCTGCGTCGATATCACCACCACCCGGACCATCCGGCTGCGCACCGCCCCTGAGTGGCTGCCGGAGAAGTTCCGCAAGCGGCTCACCAGGCAGCGGCTCTCGTTCCGCCCCTGCAAGGGTGAACGGCATCTGCTGAAGCGGCGCAAGAAAGAGGCCCCTTCCGTCTGGGCCCCGAAAAACCGTACCGTCACCTATGGGCCGCTGAAAGGCAGCCGCTGGGACAACTCCTTCATGCCGCATATGCGCGGCATCATGGACGCCTCGTTTTTCCCCTCGGTGCGTATGATCGGCAATATCAAGGTGCCCCAGTCCGGCAGTTCCGCCGGGGCGGAAACGATGATCGGCTATATCGCCGACACCCAGCCGGGCGCGGCGCTGATCACCTACCCGGACCGCGACACCACGTCCAAACGCTCCACCGATTACCTGCAGCCGATGTTCCGCAATTCGCCCCGGCTGCGCAAGCTGCTCACCGGTTCCAGCGATGATCTTTCCTCCCTGCGTATCAACCTGCAGACCATGCTCATCTATATGGGCTGGGCCGGTTCGGTCTCCTCCCTCGGTAATGTCTCGGCCCGGTATCTGTTCGGCGATGAGATCGACAAATGGCCGGCACAACCATCCAAAAAAGAGGCCCCCTCCCTGAAGCTGTTCCTGGAGCGGTATCGCTCCTACCGCTACGGGGCAAAATGCTGGCTGATCTCCACCCCGACCCTGGTCACCGGCCCCATCTGGCAATATTGCATCCATGAGGCCGACGTCCTGTTTACCTACCATGTCACCTGTCAAGATTGCAGCACGCATCAGCCCCTGGGATTCGACCAGGTCCGCTGGCCCGAGGACGTTCGTGATCCGCAGCTGGTGGAACAGGGGAACCTGGCCGGATATGTCTGCCTCGAGTGCGGTTCCGTCTGGTCGGATCGGCAGCGGGAAAAGGCCCTGCAGGCCGGAATCTGGCATGCCTACGGCAAGGGCGTTGACTGGGTGCGGGACACGGACTGCGGCAAGAAGGCCCTGGCCGGTGACGGCCGTGAGCTGATGACCTATCTGCGCGCCGTCCACCCCGAAAAAATCGCCTTCCATTCTCCTGGCCTGGTGACACCGCTGGTGGGGCATTCCGAAATGGCCGCCTCCTTCCTGCGCGGCCTCAAGAATGTGGGGGATATGCACTACTTCGACACCCAGATCCGCGGCGTAGCCCATATCCCCTCCCGCCAGAACCGCGCTGAGGATGCCATCTATGTCCTGGCCGATGACCGCCCGGACCGGCTGGTTCCCGGCATGGGTCAGGTGGCAGCCCTGGTCGCCACTGCCGATACCCAGGACGACGGGTTCCCTTATCAGATCACCGCCATCGGCTGGGGGCTGAATCCTGATCGCTGGCAGATCCGCTACGGATTCACCCGCACCAAGGCGGAGCTAATCCAGTTCATGTTTGAGGATACCTATCAGGATGCAGAAGGGCTCTATTATCCTGTGCATCTGCTGGTCATCGATTCCGGCGGCCATCGCACCAGTGAGATCTATGATTTCACCCGCTGCTATCCCGGGCGTGCTCAGGCCTACAAGGGCGCATCCGGCCGCAAGGCCAATCCCCAGACCTGGACCACCATCGACCGCTACCCCGGCACCAAGGTCCAGATCCCCGGAGGCGTCAAACTCCTGATCGCCGACGCCAACCACTACAAAGACCAGCTGGCCTCCATCCTCAAGGTCAAGCCGGACGATCCCGGCGCCTGGCACATGCTGGCCTCGGTCAACGATCATGATGTCCATGGCCGGGACTTTGCGGCCCAGATGTGCGCCGAATATGTTGACGAACGAAATATGTGGCAGTGCCCGGACGGCAAGGATAACCATCAATGGGACTGCAGCATGATGACGCTGGTGGCGGAAGATATCCTGCAGATAAAATATTGGCAAAAGGGGTGATCTGGATTGAAAATTACAACCATGAATAAAATTTCTGCGACAATCGGTACCGCCACAGCGGGCGTTGATTTCTCCCCCCGCACCGGTGCCGTTTGCCCCTGGTGCGAGAAAAAAGCGAGGATCTACCGCACACTGACCTGGGAAGACAAAACACGCATTCGTTATCACCGTTGCGAGAATGACCGCTGTCCGCTGGCTACCATGCGGGTATCGATAAAATCAATTGAAGTAGATAGGTGAGGAGGAATCCATGGAACAACCACAAAAAAAGCAGAAGCCCACGCGCATCATCGAGGCGCCGAGATATGTTATCGGTGTCAATAACCGCCCCTGCCTGCTCTATAGCTGTGATGACGGCAATGAATATGTCTCCACGGAGCTGGCCGCCATCATCGGCATCGGCAGGGATATGCTGTCGAAGCGGTGTCATTCGTATGGGTGGAATTCTCCTCAGGTCTTTCAGGCCCCTGATCTGACCAGGATAGAGAAAATAGCCGCCATCAGGGCCAGAAAGAGGATGGAGGTGATGGAAAATAATGGTGGAAACGCCGAATGGATGAAGCTGGGCAAAGAGAAGCGTGATCATAATTTGAAGAGGATGCCCCGCCCTGGAATATTTGAGCGACAGATGGAGGGCAGTTATTGCGCTGCGACCTGCCGGGGAACGATGCCGCTGGAATTGACCTTGATCTCCATTGCCGATCTTGGCGGTGAAAAAATTATAGAAAACAAAATAGATAAGGAGGAAATGATGGCGACTACTCGAAAAACAGGGGTGTGTGATTTGTGCGGAAAAACCGGTGGTCAGGTATTGGTTGACGGAAAGAAGTGCTGTTCGCTGTGCGAGCATATCAGGCGCAATGCGAAATTGAGGCCAGCCCTTATTATGGAACAGTTGAGGGAATTTCATTCCGGTCTTTTGGCCGGGTATCTGGACGAGTTGCTTAATTTGCACCCGGAACTTCGATCTGCAGTTTCAGAAATACCGACCGTCGTGGATGAAGATCTTGAGCGGTGGAAAAATATTGCGGACGCTCAGAAAAGACACCTTGAGGCCTTGGCCTCTGAAAAAAATGAACTGGTCATCGACAATGTCAAGCTGGCGGATAAAATAACCGAATTGCGAGCGCGTAACGAACGGATGCGCTGCGGAAACCATGAGGAATATCCGCTTCCCCCTCCCATGACCGATACCCAGCTGGCCATCACCGATGTCTGCGACTCTCTGCGCTCCCTGCTTATTGAGAAAAATAACGCCTACGGGAACTCCGCCCTGGATCCGGTGCGGATCTTTTCGCGGGCCTCGGCGATGGAGCAGATCCTGATCCGCATTGATGATAAGCTGAGCAGACTGTCGAAAGGGAGCGAGTACCCTGGCGACGATACCATTATGGATCTGGCAGGGTATATGGTACTACTCTTGGTCCATCGGGCCATTGGCCCGCTGAATGTAGCGGCATGAACATTGCAATAAGTAGAAAATAAATAATTCCACCTCTCCCCCAATGGCCGGAAGTCGAAAATAACTTCCGGCCATTCTTTTTTCACCCTCTCCCCGAAAAATCCCCTGACCACTTCCATTTTTTCAACCCCGTCCCTTTTTTCCCCTCCCGAAAAATCCCCCTCTATAAATGCAACTCCCGTGCCAGTGCAAAAATGTTAGTACCACAATTAACGCTGTGCTACTGGTAGCAACGACCTCCTTTTAATCACCCCACATATAGCATATTTTCCTTGCAGATGATGTTTGACCCAAATCAACCGCAAGGAAAGATATGACCGAACAACAAATCCTCGATCGTCTGGCCCTCTACCTCAAGGCCGAAACTGCCATCCTTGAAGGCAATCAATCCTATACGGCCGGGGGCGTCACCTATACCCGCGCCGATCTGGGGCAGGTCAGGGCTGAAATTGCCAGACTGCGGCAGGATCTTACTCTGATCCAGAATGGCGGCAGCTACGGCTGTCAGTCCGTAGTCTTCGGAGGCCGCCGATGAAGACCGGCCTGGGCCACAAGATATACGATGCCTATTCGTCCCTGGTCGGTGGGGCCTTGTCCCTGCTCGCCCCGATGCGGGCCGCTAAATTCCGTTTTGGCCGCGATCTCTATCGCTCCTATCTCTCGGGATCGGCCACCGGGCCTGACCAGAATTTCCGCCCCCGCCTCCGTTCCGCCGATGCCGAGGTCAAGGCAGCCTATAAACTGACCGCCTCCCGTTGCCGCGACCAGTACCGCAACAACTCCCTGATCTCCGGCGGTATCGAGCGCATCTGCAACAACGTGGTACGCTCCGGCATCTACCCGCAATTCCTCTTTCGCGATCGCGCCGGCAAGTTCGACCGCCCGGCCAATACCGCCTGGGAAAAGCTCTTTCTCCGCTGGTCAATCTACTGCGACAACACCGGTCACGACAGCTACGGGGCGATGCAGACCATCGGCCTGCGCCACATGTGGTTCGACGGCCAGTATCTGATCCACCGGGTCTATGACGATTCCCTGACCGGTATCGTCCCGCTGCGCCTGGAGCTCCTCGAATGTTCCCAGCTCGATGCCATGGTTGACGGCATCCTTCCCAATGGCAATACCGCCCGCAAGGGGGTGGAGCTGGATGCCAATGGCCGCCCGCTCTTTTACCACATCCTCGATCACCACCCCGGCGATTATATCGCCTACGGATCATACGGCCAGTCCCGCCGCATCCCGGCTACCGAAATTATCCACGTCTGGGAACGGGACATGATCAGCCAGTATTCCGGCATCTCCTGGCTGGCTGCGGTCGTGCTCGAAGGCTACCGCATGGACGAATTCCGCCACATCACCCAGGATACCGCCAGGGCCCAGGCAATTTTTGCCTATTTCCTCAAGTCTTCGATCCCCGGATTTAATCTCGGTCCCGGCCTGCCTGCCGGTGGTCAGTCTATGCCCTTTTCTCCGTCCGCTACCGGCGGCACCCTCGACAGCAATCTGGCCATGAACTCCACCATGATCCAGAAGCTGCCCAACGGCACCGAGGTACAGTCCATCTCTCCCAGCCACCCCGGCAACAACTACGAGCCCTTTGTCAAGGATTCACAACGCTGGCAGTCGGCGGGCCTTGGCATGTCGTTCGAGGCCTTTGCCAATAATTACACCGACTCCTCCTACGCCTCCGCCCGTTCCGGATCTCTTGAAGAACGGCTGAGCTACCAGGGCCAGCAGCAATTTTTGGAAGAAAAGGTCAACGCCAAGATCATCGCCTGGTTTATCGAGGCTGCCTGGATTTCCGGGCTGGCTCCAGTCGCCATGCCCGGCTACGCCAAAGACCCCCTGCGCTATCACGAGATGGCCAGCGGTCAGTTGCCGGGATGGACATGGGTTGATCCCAACAACGATGCCCGCGCCGCTGATAAACTGATTGATCTGGTGATCGATACCCGCACCGCCCAGGCCTCCCAGCGCGGCCAGGTCTTTGAGGATGTGGTCGAACGCCAGATCGAGGAAGAGGAACAGCTTGTCAAGCTGTTTGAACTCCGTAAAAAACGCCTACAACTCCAGGAGCCCGCGAATGCCCCAGCCCCAGCCAAACCAGCAACAAATTGAGACCGCCCTCCGTTCCGTCGGCATCCATCCGGGAACGTGGGCGAGATCGGCAACCATGCAGCAACGGGCCGCCGGTCTCGAAGATAAAAATGGCGGTATGGAGTGGACCCTCTCCACCGAGTTGCCTGCCCTGGTCTTTGACTGGGAACGATGGGATTTCGTCAACGAGGTACTCCTTGCTGATGGCATGATGGTCCCGGCCATCGGCCAGGTCCCCCTGCTCGATTCCCATAACCGGAATTCGGCCAGGGATGTCCTCGGCCATGTCCGTGATTTCTCCGAGGCCGCTATCGGAGGGTATCAAGGCCGCAACGGCCAGATCTATTTCGCCGCCGACGAGGACAGCCAGATCATCCGGCAAAAGGTGGCGGACGGCCACATCACCGACGGCTCAGTCGGCTATCAGGTGCTCAGCTCGATCTGGGTGCCTGAGAATACAGAGGTTTTAATAGATGGCAGACTCTTCATCGGCCCCCTCAAGGTCAGCCGCAAGTGGAGCCTGAAGGAATTTTCCATCACCCCTATAGGCGCGGACGTGCTTGCCAAAGTGCGGATGCTGTGCGGCGACACGCCGAGATAAACAAAAAAAGGAGTAACAAAAATGAACAAGAAATTACGCGCATTTCTGGAGGCAAACGGCCTGAGAGCAGCCGCCACCGACACCGAGGCCTGGGCCCACTACGATAAGCTGGCCGCTGATGGGGTGGAAGTCCCCGGGGTCGATCCTGGTCAGCGTTCCGCCGCCGCTGCCCCTGCCGGTCAGACCCAGACCCCGGCCGCCGTGACCACTGCCCGGCAATCTCCGGATGAACCACCAGCCACCTCCGATGTCGATGCCGCCGTTGCCCGCGCCCTGGTGCAGGATGCCCAGCGACGCAGCGACATTGACGACCGTCTGCGGGTGGCCGGTCTCACTGATGCCGATAACGGGGACTTTGCCCGTTCGCTGCTCTCTGATCCGCACATGTCGCTGGAAATGGCCAGCCGTCAGATCTTTGCCCGGATGAAAACGCAAAACCAGCCAATCGGCAACGGTGCCTTTGGCGCCGAGGTCGGCATGGAGGCCGGGCAGAAACTGCGGGCCGCCGTCACCGACGGTCTGCTCCTGCGTTCCGGTCACCGACTGGAGAAACCGGCTGAGGGCTCCCGCGAGTTCCGGGGCCGCTCCATGGTCGAGATCTGCCGTGAGCTGCTGCTGGCCTCTGGTATGCAGGTACGCGGTCTCTCCAATATGGATATCGCCGCCCGGGCCTTGAATTCCGGATCTACCTCCGACTTCCCTGCCATTTTCGGGGCCCTGGTCAATAAGAATCTGCTCAAGGCTTACCTGGAATGGCCTCAGACCTGGCGGCCATTTGTTGGGATCTCTTCCGCCAACGACTTCAAAGATATCTATTCCATCCGCCTGAGCGGCTCTCCTGACCTCAAGGGGATGAATGAAAACGGCGAATACCAGACCGCCTCTTTCAGCGATGCCAAGGAAACCTATCGCGTCATCTCTAAGGGCATCAAGGTACCGCTCACCCGCGAGATGATCATCAACGACGACCTGCGGGCCTTCACCCGCATCCCGCAACTGTTCGGGGCCTCTGCCCGCCGAATGGAAGGGGATGCCGTCTATTCGTTGATCACCGCCAATGGCCTGATGAGCGACGGTGTTGCCCTGTTCAACGCTGCCCATAACAACCTTGCCGGTACTGCCGCCGCGCTCTCCTCTGATTCGCTGTCTCTGGCCCGCGCCGCCATGCGCAAACAGAAGGGCATGAAGGGTGAGCTCATCGATGTCACCCCGGCCTTTGTCCTGGTGCCGGTGGTCATGGAGACCGATGCCGAGATCCTGTTACGCTCCGCCGCCCTCCCAGATGCCAATATGTCCGCCGGCGTGGTCAACCCCTGGGCCGGAAAACTGACCCCGATCGCCGATCCTCATCTCGATGCCGCCTCTGCCACCGCCTGGTATCTGCTGGCCCATCCCAATCAGGCCCCGACCATTGAGGTCTCCTACCTGCAGGGCGAGGAACAACCCTACGTCGAGGAGATGGTCGATTTTAACTCCGATGCCTTGATCACCAAGGTCCGCCACGATTTCGGGGCCGGTGTGGTCGATTATGTCGGCGGCTACAAGAACGCAGGAGCGTAAGCAATTACGAATCAGGAATTACGAATGACGAATTAAAAAAACGTATGTTCGTGATTCCTGGTTCGTGTCTCCTTTTTCGTAATTCGTAATTCGTAATTCGTAATTCATAATTCCTAATTTTCTTTCTAATAGCGAGGTAAAAAAATGGCTCAGAATCATGTGCAGGAAGGCAGAACAATGCCGTGGACGAATGGTACCGCCGCCGCTGTGGTATCCGGCGATGTAGTAGTGGTCGGGGCGATGGTCTGCGTCGCCCTTGGTGATATCGCCATCGGTGATGCCGGGGAGTTGGCCACCGAGGAGGTTTTCCTGGTGGCCAAAGAGGCCCCCCTGGTGATCGCCCAGGGAGATATCGTCTATTGGGATGCTGTCAATAATCGCATCGACAAGACCAACACCAATGTCCTGGCCGGCAAGGCCTTTGCCGCCGCCGCCGATGCCGCTACCACCGTCCTGGTCAAGCTCGGGGCGTAATCCATGGCCACGGCTCGGGAACACATGCTGGCGGATATGGACCACCTCTTTGCCCAGGAGGGTGAGGAGGTGGTGGACATCCTTATCGGTCTCACTGTTTATCGGGGATTGCTCCAGGATCTGGAGGTGCTGCCTGGCGGCTTTGAAGGCTCGGCCCGCCGCCGCATCTCTATCTATCTGCTGAAAGGGGCCATGTCGCCCCTGCCGCGTCCCGGCTTTGCCATGGATGTGAACGGCGAGCAGTTTATTGTTGATTCGGTCGATCCCACCGGCCTGCTCGATATCATTACCATGGGCCAATACAACTGAGGCAACGATGACGACCCTGGCAATCAAACCCCTGCTCCAGCAAGTGCTGGATAAGATGGCCGACCTGACCGCCGGTCTGACTTATATCACCCAGGCAGGAGGAGCAGCCCCACTTGCAACCTCCCTCTACCGTCTGCCCAACGCCGCCCTCGACACCAACGGCCCCGGCCCCTTTCCCTATCTGGTGGCCAGGCCTCTACTGCTGGCCGAAGGCGCAAGGTTTGGCCAGACCAAGGTCAGGATCTTTATCGGCCTTTATAACCCCGGCGAGGGCAGCGAGGGTGAAGATGATCTGGAATCCCTGGCCGCCCTCATCTTCCAGCTGGCGGTGGATCAGGATTTCACCCCTTACAGCCTGGATGCGGACATTACCATTAAAATGGGCGGTGCCGATGACGGTGGCCAGCCTCACCCCGAATACTATCTGACTGCTGATCTGGCCTTTACCAGAGAAGCGATATCAACCACTGAATAAAAGGAAAAACCATGAAAGCATATAAAGGCGCGGGCAGCTCGCAGTTTGCCTATTACGATGCCAATGGCGTCCTCGTTGACGCCTATTTCCCCCTGGGTAACCAGACCTCTTTCGAGATGACCGCTGAGGCTGATACCACCGAGGTCACTTCGACCGCCGATGATACCTACAGCCAGATCCTCGATACCGATACCGAGCCCAAGAGCGTCAAGGTCTCCATCACCGTTAACCGGCTCGATAACCGGACCATGGCCATCCTCTTCATGGGCGACCTCGACGCGGTGACCGGCCTCGGCGGCTCGGTGGTTGATGAGCCGTTTACCGCCACCCTGGGCGCGGCCTCCCGCATCCCTCACACCAATATCACGGCCTTTGTCCTCAAGGATTCCACCGGCATCACCACCTATGCGCTCAATGTGGACTACACCGTGGATCTGGAGACGGGCTTTGTCACCCCCCTGGTCGGCGGTGCCATTGTCGATGCTGCTACTGTCGAGCGCAGCTACACCTATCCGGCTGGATCCGGCTTTGTCATCGGGGTCAATGGCGCACCCTCCCGCAAGATCGCCCTGGTCTCCAAATTCAAAAACCGCTTCGACGGCAAACGCTACGTCGCCGACATCCTCCAGTGCGTGATCAAGCCGTCCAAGGCCATCGACATGATGAGCGATAAGCCGGTAGAGGCCACCTTTGAGGTGATTCCGATCCTGGTGCCACCTGCCACTGAATCGGTTTTGGTTCGGATTGCCGCATAATTGATCGTAAAAAACTAAGAGAAGAAAATAATGAGAAAAATCAAGACGATCAATGTTGATGGTCGGGAAATCTTTGTCAAGGAATTGACGGTGCTGGAGATTGATCGGCTCTTTGATGATGCCGCCAAGGTGAATAGCACTCGATCCATACTGGATGACATGCTTGACCAGCACGACCTGACCGGTGACATGCTGGAATTTCTCAGCGGCGTCACCGTTGCCGAGCTGAAAGAGATGACCCCTTCCACCTATCTCCCCATTGTGCAGGCCGCCAAGGAGGTGAATCCTGATTTTTTTATCATGACCCAGATGCTAAAAAACAGGTCGGAGCGTCTGGAGAGGATGTTCGCGGCAGGCTCAGGGGGCATGTTTCCTCCCTCATTACCGCCGGACACGTCCACGTCTGGGATTACGGATTAAGCATGTTCTTTTCTGCCCTTACGGTGCTACGCCATGGCGAAGAAAAATAATATAGAACTGATTCTCTCGGCCCGTGATGAGGGCCTGACGGCCGTCATGCGCAAGGGCCAGACCGCCGTCAACGCCTTTACCAAAGAGGCGGGCAGCGGCGGCAGGATATTGGATGGCATGCGCGGACAGGTGCTGCAACTGGTTGGAGCCTTCGCCGGATTTTCGGCAATCTCCCAGGTCAGTGTCATGCTGGCCCAGGCTGATAAGAATGCCTACGCCTTCACCGCCAGCCTCAAGGCCGCAAATCGTGAGTTTGATGTCGGGTCGGCTGGGGATTGGGAGGCGACTATTTCCCGCCTGTCTGAAAAGCTGAAGATCTACTCAGAATCTGATTTGCGTGGTGCGGCCTCTCGTACCGTGGATATGACCAAGCGTTTGGGACTATCGTCCGATCAGATGGAGCGGATGATTGAGTTGACCGGTGATCTGTCTGCCGGCCGCACTACCCTTGAGGGTGGCATCGAAAGGGTAACCGCCGCCCTAAGGGGTGAGGCCGAGTCCTCGGAATTTTTGGGACTGACTCTCAATGAAACCTACGTCACTGCCTGGCATGAAGCGCATAATGCCCACAATGTGGCCTGGAAAGATCTGTCAGATCTGGAAAAGGCCCAGGTGCGGTACAACGTGTTTCTGGAGCAGGCTTCCGCTATGCAGGGCCGGGCAGCGGAATCGACCAAGACCTATAGCGGGGCCATTGCCCTGGTGCGGAAAGAGGTCGCCGATGGAATAGCCAATAATGAAGATCTTGTCGAATCTTTGAATGAAATCGGCAAGGCCTTGCGCGAAAACTCTGGTGATCTGGGAAAATTCGCTGGAGACATCGCCTCCGGTGCAGCCAAGGTCATCACCTTTGTGGCCAATAACCGGGAGATGCTGATTGAGGTCGCCAAATATGGAATTGCTTTTGGAGTTGCCGCCAAGGTTGTGAGTCTGCTTGCCGGAACCTGGCGAGGACTCAACGCCGCCATGATTGTCATGACTGGCCTGCAGATTGTCCCCTGGCTCAGGGCTCTGGAGGCAAGGACTCTGGCTACTGGTGTGGCCTTGACCGTGGTTCAGATTGGTTTTGTCGGCATCATGGGTGCTGTGGCGGCTTTTTTTGCCGCCTATAAGGCTGGAGAGTGGCTGGCCATGCATGAGCAGATTGCCGGTATTGCCGCCGCCACCAAAGAGCTTGAGCAAAATCAGAAGACCCTGGCCTCTCAGTTTGTCAAGATCAGCCAGAGTACGGGCGTGACCGTCACCTCCATGAAAGAGCTGGATCAGGCGGTGGCGGAAAACCGGATCCATTATGATGACCTGACCGGAACCTGGAAGGCTGGGGCCAAGGCCCAGGCCTCCGCTACCAAGGAGTCGGCCACTGCTGTTAAGCGTGTTCAGGGCGAGGCCCTGGATGCCATGAAAAAGAAATACAAGGAATATGCCACCGAGATCAAGCGTTTGCAGGATGAGATCGTCGGGCGGGAAAAGTCCCTCTATGACCAGCTCCGGGCCATGGCCCGCACCGGCATGACTGATGTCAATGCCTGGAAGGACCTGAAGCGACAGGCTGAAGAGTACGAGCAGAAGGCGAAAGATGCGGCGGCGGCTGGAGATTGGACGGCTGCCATCGCCGCTGCGGATTCCGCCAAGGAATTGTACAGCCAACTCAATACCGAGGTCAAGGAAGGCGAGCAGGTGCTGATCAGTCAGCCGGAGGCCCTGAAGACGGCCATGGATGGAGTTGAACGGGCTGCCGGTATCTCCATTGAGGCCATGAAAAAGCAGCAAGAGGCAGCGGCAAAGTCCATGGATGACCTGGTCAAGGATGCTGACTTCCAGGATCTGAGCGCGGGCATGGATGATGCCGAGAAACAGTGGCTGAAAAACTGGGAGACGATGCGGGTCTCGGCCATGAAGGATATTGCGGCGGTTGAAGAGAGCATCGTCGCCCTGGTCAGCAAAGATCGTACCGTCTATGTCAATGTCAAAGAGGTGGTCCAGAAGGCCACCGGAGGTTTGATCGGCGGTTATAACCTCGGCGGCATGATCCAGAAGTTGGCCACCGGTGGCGGTGTCCGTAATATTTTAAGGGGCGGATCTCTTGGCGGCTATGGCGGTGGCGACCGCCGGTTGCTCCTGGGGGAGGACGGCGAGGTCATGATCCGCAAAGAGAGCGTTCTTGCGGCCGGAACGCGGGCGGCCCTGGCCTTTAATGCCGGTCGCTGGGATATCGTCGTCAACGAGCTTTTGAAAAAGATTGGCGGTGTTAATGGCTACATGACCGGCGGGATGCTGGGAATGTTACCTGGTATCCCCAGGTTGGCCGCCGGCGGCATGGTTAATAGCGGCTCAACCGGTGAGACCATCAACATCAACCTCTCCCTGCCTGGCGGCGGTGCTCCGGTGCGGGTGCAGGCGGACAGAATGAATGCCGCTGAGTTGTTGCGGCAGATGCAGCGGATGCAGAGGTTGGCCTCATGATTACCCTCTCCGATGGCGCTATTACCCTGGATCTGCATCACCTGTTGTGGACCAACCGCCTGCAGGCCCCCCACGCTGCCGGCAGTGAACGCCCGACCCTCAGTGGTTGCCTCATTATCACCCGTCAGTCCGGTGGTGCCGGATCAGAATCAACAATCATCCTCGAATCCGTGCTCGACGGCAACCGCCTGCGCGGCTGGTTTACCTGGTCGCAGGGCCTCCAGCTTGCCGCCTGGCGTGATTCCGGCGCGATCCTGACCCTGAGCTATGACGGGGAGATCCGCACCGTCGTGATACCCCTATCCGGCATAGATATTACCCCCACGTCCCTCCGCTCAACCACCCCCGGTGCCGGGGCCCTCTGCACCGGTAAACTCACCCTTATTGAGGCGTAACTCATGACCATCCTTGATTCCGAGCTCCAGTGCTACAAATCCACCACCGTCAACGATACCGCCGCCAATGGTGGCCGGATGTCGAACACCCAGGTGATATCCGGGGTGGTGCAGAACGTCTGGCCGCATGTGCTCAAGGCCGAGCGTGATGCCGGGTCCACCAAGTATCGCAAGCTCTTTTACAAGATCGCCAACGATGCCGATGAAACCTTGCTCTCATCTCAGTTATGGCTGGATGCACCCACCGCCGCCGGGGATCATGTGGTCATGTTCGCCGGGACCCAGCGCAATACCCAGGCCGATATCACCGGGTCGGAACGCAAGTACGGGGCGGCCAATTTGCAGGCCAACGCGGTACTTGGTTCAAATACCCTGGTGGTGGTGGTTGAGGATGCTACCCTGACCGGGATGTTTGTCAATGGCGATACTATCCGGGTCACCGACAAGCTCACCCCCTCCTCACTGACCGGCAATGAAGAGATCCACACCATCAACGGGGTGCCGGTAGTATCCGGTACGCAGGTGACGATCACCACTACGGCGGTGCTGGCCAACAACTACACCACAGTGGCGGGTGGGCGAGTCATGGCCCTCTATAACTTTGGAGATGTGAAATGTGTTGTCGATAACTGGGTAGAGACCTCCGCCGCCGGGACGTATGACGAGACCACCTACCCGGTACGCTGTGACAATATCGGCACCATCGAACAGACCCTGACCCTGACCTTTTCCGACGCCTCTAACTTCACTGTTTCCGGTGATACCGTGGGATCACTCGGGGCCGGGACCATTCTTGCCGATTTTGCCCCGCAAAATCCCGCCTTCAGCAAGCCTTATTTTACCCTCGACTTTGAGGGATTCGGCGGCACCTGGGCGGCTGGCAACACCATCGTCTTTCAGACCCACCCCGCCGCCGTGCCCATCTGGGAAAAGCGGGTAGTGCCTGCGGCCTCAGCCTCCCTGGCTAACAATAAGGTCACCTCCTGCGTCTCCGGTGAGTCCGCGTGACGATAATTACGAATTCGTAATTGATTATGACCGAGTCCGCCCTCACTATCAACTTCACCAGTCCGGCCCGTCCGGACTCCGGTGATTTTGTCCTCCTGGAGCAGGAGGCCTGGGACCCTTATGTCAACTACCTGACCAAGGCCGGGGTTTATGCGTATCTCAACAAAAATTTATTTGAAGCACCTGACACCGTTGAAAATTGTTCGGGAACAACCGGACTCTATACGAAAAAAGTGTTTGCCTATCCATCGCCGTCAACGCTGCCCTATCGGTTAGGGTTTTCACACGGATTTCTTGGGCTGCAGATTATTGAAGACCTGATCTATACCGAGGCCATCCAGTGCAATCTGGAGACAGAATTAACCCCTAAATACCCAGCCGTCAGTATCACTCGCTGGGAATGGGTAGGGGACGCCTATGACCAGGATGGGACGATAGTGCAAAAGCCATCCGTCGTCATGGGTGATAAGGTTTTAACCCTATCCCAGCCTATTTATGGAACTGTATTGGTTTCATATTGGGTAATCCGTCACACCCACCAGGTGACAATAACAAAACGAGCCGGGGCTGAAGAAAACGCTATGACATCGTTTGCCTGGGCGGTGTGGACTGGAGGAAACACCTACATTAAATTAGAGGCTCCAGACGGTGCTGATGATGAAAATTGTAATAACAGCGTTACTGGCGATTCCCACTTTGAGCATGTTCCCGGCTCGCCTGGCTATGTTCCCGGCTCGCCTGGCTATGTTGACGGTGAAGATGAGATCCATGAGTTTGACTATTGCTCCGGAGAAGAATTGTAAATGACTGAAGCAAGCCTTGTCATAAACTTCTCTCCCCTCTCAGTTGATGCTGGAGTAAGCGATCTATGGGTGCATCTGGAGCAGATAATGCCCAAGGAAAACGCTGAATATGCAAGCCTGCGGGATCTGCATGATATGTGGATTGCGGCATCCACAGGGCAATCAGCACAGCTCATGCGCCCGTCCACCTGCCCAGTGGAGTTTGAGAACGACATCATCAGAGTAATGCTTGGATTTTATACGTGGCCTTCTTCTCCTGATCTCCCCTTTTCGCTGTCACCTGCTATGGGGGTTATTTCTGCTGGTCAGAAGATTGAAAAAGTCAAGGAATTTTCCGTCTTTGTCAATAATCAGGATTCATTCGCTCTTGAATATTACATGACCGAGATTTCAACTTATTGGGAGACACCTACTTTTGATCGGGATGGAGGCGATATTCCCGCCCCTGTCGTTACTATTGACGGGAATTATCTTCGGTTTTCCACAGAGGTGTTCGGGGCCATCAGGATAAAGGGAATAGCCATTGGTTTCCATCATGTGGTGACGATGGAGTTGGAAAAGGGTGTTGATCAAGAACCATCGGCGGAAACAGAACCGGCGGAAACCCCTTTTGATGAAGATGATATTATAACCGGATTGCCTGAGTATTGGGACTGGAACTCCCCAAAAATTGAAAATCTTGAGAACACCATTACTGCCACCTGGGTCGATGGCGAAGAGAGCGAGACCGAACAACTCCGCCTCGAATTGCCTTTGTGTGTTGAAGAACTGTTAAAGATGTGCCCCAACGCATACACCAGTTTGACGGCAATCTGTAATGAAATTTCCACGCTGACCGTCGAATATAATGCCTGCACAGGAGCAGTTATCAGGGTGTATTTCGGAAAAGACCCGTGGCGGTATTGTACAATCATCCCGCCGGGAACGACGGCGATTGCTAACCCTTGGGGCATTGGGACGCTATGAGCGAACAGTCTCTCGTAATCAATTTTTCCAGCATTGCCCCGGCTGATGATCCGTACTGGTTGACAATAGAGGTAGGGGAGTATTCCGACACTGTTACGATTGAAGAAGCCGCCGCAATCGTTGACGACCTTTACGATACAGATCCTTGTCTGGATGATGGGACGGTGAAAGAGGAGGAAACAATCACCGAGACGGAAGTTATTGCGGCAGTTTTTGGCTCTGATCCTGGAATGTGCGCAGCGTTATTGTCTGGAGATTACGAAAATGACGTAAGGATAATCCGTAGTCACTTATCACTTCCTTACAAACTGACGGTTTCTGTGGGGGAAGTAAAGCAGACGGTCAAGGTTGTTGAAGGGGTGACAGTGACGGTGGACGTGAAGGATGAAATAAACACCGTCCTTCCTTATCCGGTGGTTTCTGGAATACGGGTGTCGTGGATGGGATCAGGCCCGGCTATCAGCCTGAAACACAACACCCTTTTTTGGGCTGGAAATTTTACCGGAACACTGAGAGCCAGTTACACCACCGAATATGATATTGTCACTGTCGCAGTGCCTGGCATTAGAGGCGAGTCTCTTAATGAGCGTGAACGTGGAGAAAAGCAAAGTTCGGACATTCTGGTATTTTATCATTATCAGACCTACCTCGAAACAATTGACGCACCTCCTGACGATCCGGCGGCTACGGATGATTACCTCGCTGATGTGTGCGAATGGGAGAATGGACAAGGCTCAAGGAATACAGACGAGGAAGAGGAAGAACCTGAACCTATAGAGCCGGTTGAGCCTTTAGACCCTTGTTTACGATATACCATAGATGTCTATCAAACCAGTTATAAACCAGGAACTCAACTATTCGACGATAATAAATGCTGTAATACCGCCCCTAAAATGTCTTCTGAATGTATGGAACTCAAGGTCGGCAATGTTTCAACAAAAGAATTGAGCCAAGAAAAAAAAACATACTACGAGAGTTTGACAGAGTATTGCAGTATGGGATTTTGCGAAAATGTGCAGAGGGTTGATTTTGTTGCCGTTGGGCCAAACCCTGAAGACCCTGAAGGATGCGGAAGAATAATCAATAAAACAGTGGTGCAGCAACGGAATTGTTGCGATGAGGTTGAGCCGATGGAGCTGTTGCTGGCTCCAAGCGTTATGGCTGATAATTCCAACGCTTTCTTGCAAGTGGTCGGCGGTAGTGGCCAATATCAATTCAGGGTACTGTCCCCCGGACTCTATTTCAAGACCGCCGGTGGATACCCCGTCCATGTCGGTGACAGCTCCAGCGGATACATAACATTGTACTCAGATAATATCTGCGGCACAGTGACGGTGCAGGTGGTGGATACCTGCGGCAATAGTATCTCCATTCCTATCCGGGCCACGGATGGCAGGTGGGAATACTACTCTGATGACAATTTTTTGTGTTCTGTCGCCGAGGGGTCTTCGTACACTGTGAATGGGCTTGTTTACAGTTTTTTGTCTGGGGAGAATCTGATGGTAATGATGGTTTTTGTAGGAGGGCAAAAAGATTTTTTACCAGTGAGTGGTTTCTGCGAAACAATCTGTTTTGGGTTATGGAGTGACTACGTTGCGACATATCACACCGGTACATTATGTGGTCTTTTGCCGGATATTAAAGTGTGTCCTGGAGGCGACGTGAATTACGCTTGTTACTACAATGTCAGCGTTGCCAAAAACCACTATCGGTGGGTGTGCTAAATGAATTTTAAGGCCTTTTCTCTTTCTGATATCCAGACTTTTATCGCCCTGAGCCAAGAGATGGAAGCCGGTGGGGCTACTGATCTCCGCTTTGTCCGCCAGCGATTGCAGGATCATATCAGCCGCGAAATGCAACAAAGACGCCAGGCCATGTCTCCGGCAGTCAGGCACAGGAAAAGAGTGGAGCCAATTATAGATAAATGCCCACAGTGCGGTCAGCCGATGACGTTGACTATGGCGGACGGCCTCAGCATTAACGCCTGTAAAAAATGCCGTTACAGCGAAGTGGTGGCCGGATGACGACTTATACATCACATTATCCGCCAGCCCAGAGTGCGACTTATGTCAAGGCAACAACGACTTATGCCGGTGGATATTACCCCTACTATGCTACTGATCCGACAAAATCATTAGTAGGAATGGATATAAACGGGTGGGTCGCTGCCAATGGTTCCGTTCCTCAAAAATTTAATATAGATCACGGAACCGCATTCGTAGCGAAGCGTATCTATATTGATAATTACCACGCATCAAATTTGACCCAGTATTTAACTTGCGGAATACAGTCGATTCTTGTGTACGGAACAAACTCAGCTACGGCGTTTGGTGACACCTCAGACAATACTACCGATCTGGTGTTGTTGGGATCATATACCGTTGCCATGCATGTAACGGCAGATGTGGCAGATCCACAGTATTTTCTAACCGTAGATAATACAACAGCCTATCGTTATACAGTTATCAGGATACTTAGCAATCATGGATATGCTGCGATGTTGGGTGTTCGTAGAATTGAGATCCAGTCGGAAGATACCGCCCCGGTTTTGTGGCGGTTGTCAGCGTTTTTTGATCAGACCTATGACCTGGAAGCCCTAATTATCAAACAGGCCATCGACCAGCTTTATGCTTTGCCCTTTTTTGTCAGTGCCGCTATTGACCAGATTTATGGCCTCAAATTAACTGCTGTCTTGATCCAGTATTATGGTGATACCCCTGTCATTGCCAAACATCTGATCCAGTATTACGGGGATGCAGCTGCAGTAAAGCGGGACGTGGTCCAGATGTATGGGGATGCCCTGGCCATCTGCCGGATCATTGAGCAACCCTATTCCATCCCTGCGTACCTCGCCGCCTTTATCGAGCAGAAATACAATATTTCGGGTGCGGAATTGCGACTGGTGGTTGAGCAGTTGTGGGCTTTGAAGGGCACGAATGCAGTCCGGGCGATACTGGAGCAGCCGTTTGGGATTTTGGCCGATCCCGCTCAGATCCTTACCTATACCGTGGCCGTGGTGGCTGGAGGGGTGGCCATTGACCCCTTGCATATCAATATCGAGGGGTCACAGGATCAGTTTTGTCTGTCCTTCGAAGTTCATTGTCCTGATCAGGCGGCATATCTGGCCTGTGCTGTTGGCTCGGATCTGGCCATCACCATTAACGGCGAGACCTTTCTCTTTTTTGTCGAGTCCCGGACCCGCAACCGGGGGCATGGTACCTCCGAGTATGTGGTGCAGGGGCTGGGCAAATCCGCCCGTCTTGATGCCCCTTACGCCGATACTGTCAACGGCGAACTCACCGGCATGGCATCGGCCATTGTCGCCGGTCTGGCCCCCGGCTTTGTCATCAACTGGCAGACGGTTGACTGGTTTATCCCGGCCAATACCCTGCTCCCTGCCGATCAGACCCCGCTTGCCATTATCCGGGACATCGCCCATGCCGCCGGGGCCATCGTTCAGACCGAGTTGGATGGATCAATCACTATCGAGCCGCTGTATAAGATAGCGGTAAACCGCTGGGATCTGGCCGCTGTCGATCACCAGCTTTC